GCCGATAGAAGCGCTGGCTCGCACACCGAGCGGGCCTTCGCGCCCACTGCGACCACCTAAATTGATACGGGTCGGGCTGGTGGTCACGCCCGTAACGCTCGGTATGACGTACTGATCAAAAGCGTCAGAGCGGTCTGCCATCGAAAATCTAAGTGTGAGCGGTGTTGCTGCACGCTGGTAATTCGGGCGGTCCTTGCACGTGGCGAGCGTGTTGTAGCATGGTTCACCGGACGCCGTGCAGGGCGCGACGCCGAACGTGTTTTGACAGATGTCCTGGTCAATCTCGATGACCGTGATTGGGATTCTCACGCCCATACAACACGACCCCCAGATCGCTGGTAGTCGAGTAGCTGTTCGGCAAAATCCCTGATGTTGTTGCCTACCATGATTGTCTGGTTGTTGACGCCCTGCACGGTCAAAGTTCCCGCGAACGCTGGTTGCTGCTGCTGCTGCTGCGTCATCGCTGGCTGATTCGCGCTCCCACCGCCCCCGGCTGGTGTACCGGCTCCAATGCTAGACGCGCCACCGCCAGATAGCGCAGATGCTGCCTGAGCGATGCCTTGTGCTGCGATCAGGCCGACTGATACCGCGCCCATTGTTGCAATCTTGGCCGCAACAGGCGCACCGGCAATTGGTCCTAACTCGGCAAGCGCACGCATTTGAGCAACCTGCGTTTGCATGACGGTTTCCGCAATCGCAACGCCTTTTTGCAGAGCTATGCTCGCGATGGCTGCCGCCTTGGACTCTCCAGCAAACATATTCAGCAGATTCACGGCCTCATTGAGCGCGCTGCGTCGCATCGCATTAACAGTGGTCGTGTGCCTTTCCTCAATCTTCGCTCGCTCGTTGGCCGCCTTTTGCTCCATTTCCGTCAGGCGCTGAAGGTGCTGCGCTTCGGCTTCTTCGCGCAAGACTCGGTATTCATCCTCAGTCAGAAGGCGCATCTCAAGCGCCGCGATCAAGTCTTCCTGAGTCTGCGCGTGTTTGGCGATTTCAAGCTCACGCTCAGACATCAATGATTCGCGGATCGCTTCAAGGCGCTGCATCATTTTTTCGCGAAGTTTTTCCGCTTCTTTATTGTCGCCCCCATTGCTCGTGCCATCACCTGCTGTGGTAGGTAGCCAGCCGCCATCCGCAGCAAGCTGCGCTTTGCGCTCTTCGACACGGCGGAACAACTCGTCTACGTATTCGAGCGGCTTGGTGGTGTCATTCATGAAGTCTTTGGCACCAGCCAGTGCTTCTCGCGTCTTTGCCGTGGCTTCTTCGACCCCAAGTTCAAGCGAGCGTATCCAGTCAGCGCCCTTCATTTCCGGGATCAGCGGTATCTCAATCGGCGATACGCTATTCAGTCCGCCGATCATCGTATTGATCTTGCCGGTGATCGTGTCGATCATTTCGGCAAAACCGGCTGCTGTGGCATGGATAAATTCTGCGAACCGCTTCCGCAAATACGCCACCGTAATGTTTATAACGTGCAGCCCAGCGCGGAAATTGTAGACAACTTGCAGAAGGTGAGCGATGCCATAGGCCACGGCTTTTATAGCCTTGTCCATGATATTTCCCCACCCGCCTGACTGCACCGCAAGGGCGGTGACATCCTCTGTCAGTACGGAAAGGATCGGCGCAAGCTCGACCGCCAGCGCATTTTTTACGCCTTTGATGATGGCTTGTATTTTGTCAAACTGAAACCCGAAATCCTGCAAAGCGCTGATGTCATAGTCTGACATCACGATACCAAGGGCTTCAGCTTCTTGCGCAAGCCTTGCCATGCCCGCGCCGCCATTTTCCAGCAGCGGTAACAAGGCCGTAGTGTCGCTCGCCATCGCTTCCAAATAGAACACCATGTCCTGACTGGATACATTGGCTTTTTCGAGCGAATCAACGTAAAGCTGTAGTGCCTGCGGGCCGGACAATTTTGCAAACTGGTCAGCGGTCACGCCCACTTTCGGCGCGATCTTCTCGAAGAAATCCGCCATCGGGCCACCGCCCGTCTGCATGAAGTCGCCTACGCGGTCGCGTACATCCTTGAAAATATCGGCGAGTTTATCGCCTTGGATTCCGACGGACGACGCTGCAAACGCGAGGCGCTGGAAGTCTTGCGTAGTCGTGCCAGACACGCGGGACATATTGGTGATTTCGCGGGCCGCGTCCGCGCTTGACTTGGTGAAGTACACAAGCGCCGCGCCAGCAGCACCGACCGCTGCACCAATCGCGAAAACGGCTTTGACTGCGGTCATGGCGACTGACCCGACCTTTGCGACACGCTGCGCGACATCGTCCATGCCACGCTTAAAATCAGCGTAGTCAGCGCTGATTTTTACTCGCAATCCTGGTAGTTCAGTCGCCATCTAGCATCTCGTAAAGGTCGGCTACAGTATCTTCGTCAAGACTGCCAGCATAGTCATTCGGGTCTTTGCTGCGCCGGTATTCGTGTATCAGCCAGAACTCGGCAGGCGTTAACCCCCAAAATTCTGACGGGGCCATCTGCCACCCGACCACCGCCACCGCGTAGAAGTCTGACCAGTCTATCTCTTTCGGGTCGCTGTCTTGCGCGGTGTCTGTAACTGGGCTTGGTCTACGCTTTTTTTTGGTGTAGGGAATGCCGCAAGCATGATTGCCTGGGCCATCTCGGATACAACCTCGGGATCGTCGCCAAGCAATTCTGCGTAGACATCTTCTGCACTAGCTTTCGCGCCCTTGCTTTGCAGCATGATCGCCACGGCGGTTGCAATATGCGTGATCGGCACGTCGCCATTGCTAATGCGCCCTGCAAGCACGGCCAGCGACACTTCCTGCTCGATACGATTGAGCAGGCGCATGGTTGGCGTGATACGGTATTCAGTGCCACGCCAAGTCAGGACGACTTCTTGAAAAATACTAGCCATCAGGACCCCGTATCAGCGGTGAACGTCCAAACGCCGGATGACTGGATCGACGCAGTAAACGTTGTTGCCTCGTTGTATGGTGCGCCCAACTCAAACGAGCCAATCGCAAAGTCGCCAACGATGGTCCCAATGCCTGGGATCACGAGCGTGTACTCATCAATGTAAGGATCGCCGCTGGTCGGGTCCAGAAACCGTTCCACAAAGTCATCCTGACGCAAAACGCCTTCGACGGTCATGTCGATCTGCTTTTGCGCCGGGTCGGACAGCAGAGTGCGGTACCCGTCATCACTATCGTCCGTTACGTCGATAGGCTCTGATCCGAGCGAAAAAGTCTTGGTGCGAGCCGAAAACAGCACGCCCGTGGACACATCGCCTTGGTAAAATTTGATCTTGCGGCCTACGATGCCGTTTCCAGAAATTGCTGCCATGTCGATGGCTCCTTACAATAGGTTTTGACTATGATAACCCGAACTTTCATACATTGGTACTAATGATCCGGTACTGGCTGATTCCGTGTATGGTCACACCGTCTGGATCGCGCACTGTGCTGCTGGTCTGGTGCTCGCAAGTGATCAGGGTTGACCCTGTGATGCTAAGTTCGTACCGGTGCAGCGCGTTGTAAATCGCTTTCTGGATCGACTTGGCCTCAAGCGTATGATGTGCGCGTGACCAAACGTGGATGACGGCTTGCGTGTCAAACCCGGTGTACGTATCGTCATCCCATTCGGACGCGGTCGCCTCGCTGATGGTGATGAACGGGAAAAGCGCATTATTGCCGGGGTCTGTGACCTGCGTAGGATTGTCGTAGATACCCTTGACGCCGGGTATAGCCACCGCAACAAGCCGGTTGTAAATGGCGTTTTGCAGACCACCTGTCATTTTGCGGCCTCCGCTGTAGCGCGTTCCACAGCGAGTGACAGCCGGTCGCGAAAAAACTGTTTGTTCGCCTCCACCGCTGGTCGCAAAAATGGGCGCTCAGCCATGCGCACCGTGCCGAACTCAAGCCACTCTGCATACTTAGCTGAAAAGCTAACCGTCGCGCTCAACCCGTCTGATGTGGCCTTGCCTGACCCGATCAACCGGCCAGTGTCTGATGCTGGCGCTTCACCTGGCGCTGACGCCTGATGTTTTGCTGACAGGTTATTTCCGGCACGCTCACCAACAGGCACAACGCGCCCGTTGATAGTGCGGAATATCTCCGTGTAGACGCGTCCCGTCTTGGGGCCGTTTGCGATGGACTTCTTGGCGTCGCTGTCAATCTTGAATGCAGTCGCAAACACGGCTGTCTTGGCGTGCTTTTCGCCCGCCGTGCCTAGTTTGCGTAGCGCTTTGATCAACTC